AGATGGCTTGCTCAAAGTCCGCGATCGACCGGACGGCCCTCCGGACTGCTGACACTGCCAGCAGCACGGTGAACATGCGCCCGATGGAGACTCGGGCGCGATCTGCATTGTTCTTGACCTTCTTGAGCCCCTTGCTGACCTTCTCCGTTCCCACAGTCGCGTTCTTTGCATCGACTGCGATTTTGATTCTGTAGGTGGTCATGCTCGTTGGCTCTTGAGGTAGGCTTCGTCTAGTTCTCGCATCACCAGTGTGAAGACGTCAGTGAGACCTTCGTCGAGGTGATACATGCGGGCGTATTCTACGATGCGGTGCCAGGGGATTGGCCCGACTACCTGTCCGAACTGTCGGCAGCTTGAAAGCTCCCAGAAGGCTCTGATGTAGAAGTCATCGCCTCGCAGCATTACGGGTTCGTCCGTATACCACTTCGGTAGCGCCCGTTGCCCTGTCGTGGTCTGCTGGTATTGCCCGGACTCGATGGCCCATCCATCGCGGGCAATACGCAGATCATACAGGAGGCGCGCTGTCAGTTTTTTGCCAGCTCCTCTCCGTCGGGGAGAGGCTCTTCGCCCTCTTCGAGGAACTGCTCAGGAGTCGTTGCGAAGTTGCGGATCTTGTCGAAGACCCATCCCGGCAGTGCGGCGCACAGCTCGGCGGCTGCGGCACGGCTGAACGGGACGGCTTTACCATTCTCGTCCTCGATGCCTTTCCAGCCGGTGATGACGTGCATCGGGAACAGTTCCCGATCGTCTTCCTGGTTGTCCTCCAGCATCTGGACATCCATCTTGCCAGTGAGGAGTTTCCGGCTACGGCCGCCCGACCGCTTGAGCAGGGCGTTATAGTAGCCGTGGTTGGACTGCCCAGCGAATCTGAGACAGATCTGCGGGGAGCCTTCGAGATCGTCGAGGGTCAACCATGCGGTCTTCCCTGCGACTTCGAGCTTCTTGAGGTGAGCGAACTTACTCATTTTGGTGGCCTTGTGTTGGTGGTTTAGGTTCTGTCGGTGGGCACGCTGGCGAGCAGTGTGATTCCGACTTCGTGATCGTAGACTGTTCCCTTGAACGTGGCTCCGGTCACATTGACCAGAACGCTCTGGTCAGTGGGGTATTCGCGCGAGCCATCACCGAAGGTCATCGTGGGGATGTCGATGCAGATCGCTCCGTCCTCGTTGGCCATGATGGCCGCGAAGGTGACAGTCGTGTTGTTCTTCACGGCGTTGACGATGGCCTTGTTGGTGAAGAGCATCTGCCCCTCGATCCCGACCTCGAACAGTCCCGTGTTGATGAAGCTCGCTCCGAGCACGCCGAGGCACTGCTCCGGAGAAGCGTTGTTCCCGATGCTGAAGGTCAGCGACTTGAAGCACACGTCGGAGACGGAGCTGATGACGTCAGTCGTGATACTCACGAGGTTCGAGCTGGTGTTCAGCGCGACCGTGCGGAGGGGCTCGACTGCGGAAGCAGCGTTCGTCTTGCGGGTAGCGGTGATGTCGTCGACGTTGGTTCCGACGAAGCCCCAGGAGACCGTGGCCTTCTCAGCGAGCGGAATGCTGATCTCGATGGCGTTGGCCATGTTGCCCACAGCATACTCATACTCATCGACGCCTGCGCCTCCGAGGTCCGGGTAGACGACCTCGAACTGGTAGCTGCGCTCCAGGTAGCGGGTGTCATCTGCGTCGTCGGTCACCTGCACGTTGCGTGCGAAGCGGCCGAACATGATGTCGACCAGCGTTGCGTTGGACGCGTCGGTCGTGCTGAGCTTGACGTCGATCTTGTCCAGGTTCATCGTAGCGCCAGAGATGGATACGATACGGGCGAAGCCGTAGACGTCTCCACCGGCTCCGTCGTCGAACATGTTCTGGCGAGCGCCAGTGCCGTCGTCCGAGCCGATGTGGATCTGCATGCCGGGCAGCAGGCCGAGCGTGGACCAGTCAGTGATGTCGGCGGCCGAGACGATCGTCGCCGTGCTGCCTGACACGGTCAGGGCGAGGTCGCCGATGGCCGAGCGCACGCCGCAGTATTGCAGGCTGGCGTTCGTGCTAGGCGTCTCCGCGACCAGGGTGCTGTCCGTGGTCAGGGTGGTGTCCGTCGGGGCCGGGTCGACAGTGATCTGGTGCAGGCCGTTGTTGGCGCTCTCAGCGTAGCCCTTGCCGTGAACGAGAGGCCAGGGGCCCAGCGCTACGAACTGCATCTTGCCGCCCAGGAGGGTGGACATGCTTTCGATCGTCCAGGTCGTCGCCGATGCGACGGGAGGCGGGATCTCTCCGCCAGTGCTCTTGAGGTCGAACTCGACGTTCGCGAACTCAGCGTAGACGAAGCCCTCGGAGAAGTCTTCCATGGACTCCAGCGTGAGGTCGCCCTCGAACTCAGGAGCGGACTCCAGATTCGTGACGGTGCCCTTCCGGCGTCCACGATCCTTCGAGATCGGGCGACGTGCGACAGTCGTGATCGTTGCGCCGTAGGAGCTGATATCATTCGGCTCCATGAGCTGCCAGAGCGGAGATCCCGGGAGGACTCCGATGGTGGTCTCGATCGCCTATTGAACCGAGACGTTGTTGGTGCTTACCTTCGACATTTGTTATTTCCTTTCCGTCCAGGTGAACTGGGCATCTAGGGTGGATTGATACCACCCGTCGATCGGTCCAATCTCTCTCGGCACCGTGCTGGTGAACCGAATGAGGTCGATCGTTTTTCCTTCATAGATGGCCAGTGCTTTCTCCACGAGGTCGTCCACCTCTTTGGTTCCGCGATCCAGTCGGCCAAAGACCTGAATCAGAACGAGTCCTTCTCGATCAAACTTTCTGTTGCCCAACCCGCCGAGGCTGGTCTGCTGACTAGCGACATGGCGCACCGACAGGCGAACCCACGGGGCGTCCACTGGTGGTGCGAACTTTTCGTTATCAAACGTGTATGCGGAGTTGGATCCCCAGTCCGTCACGAACTGCTGAACGATCGACTCCTTGGCTGCCGCGAACGTAGTCATTTGCTGAGTTCCGTGATGGCGCGGATGATGGCGGCCTGGACGAATCCGGGCTGTGCCTTCAGGCTGGTGGTTTCGGGTGAGTTGAGGATGCCGATGTAGGGGACGTTGTTCGAGATGAAGACCGTGCCCTTGTCTCTGGTGTAGCTCAGTAGCTTCTGTGTTCCGGAGATCTGGTCTCCGAACGAGACGGACTGCTTTGACCCGACTCTCTTCGTGAACTCGTTACCGATCGAGGGGATCCAGTTGGAGCGTGCCCAGCCGGTGTCGACTGGGGTGCCTCCGCTCTGGGACGGACCGGCGAGGATCGCCACGATATCCATGGACAGCTTCGTGATCAGCTTGTCCACGAAGGTGTCGATTGCCTTCAGAACCTCTGGCAGGTTATCGGCCACGCGTTACCTCGTGGAGGCGCGCGATTGCCTGCGGCATTCCCTTGACCTTCTCGACTCCCTCGGAGGTGTGGAGTGCCCAGATCAGCTTGTTCAGCTTCTCGATGTAGGGGGCGCTCTCAGCGTCCTCGCCCTTCTTGAGCAGCTTTCCGGTCAGCGCGCGCAGGGTGGCGTCTGCCTCCTGCTTGGTGTTGACTCGGATGATCTTCTTGCCTGGGATGCGGACCTCGTAGCAGTTCGTGGTGATACGAATGATGCAGGGCTTGGGCGCGTTGTCAGCGGTCTTGTCCAGCCTGATGAACCCAGCGTTCCACCAGTGCTGTAGGCGGCGGAGACCCAGGGCGGTCTTGTCCACGGGGTCTCCCGGGACCACTCTCGGGTTCTCCGAGTCGAGGCCTAGGTTCATGGTCTTGTTGAACACGAACTCGGCGTTCGCGTCCCATCGTTCTTTCCAGTTTCTCATGGTGGTGGCTCCCTTGGGTGTTGAATCAAACGCCGTCCCCTCAGAGTTACCCGAGGGGAGTGGCGGTCGGAACTATGACGGTCCTAAGTTTCAGTGCCGTCGATCCAGCTCTACGCGACTGCGCTGATGTAGAACTGTCCGAGGTCCGCGCTCACGAGCTTGTGAACGAAGGCCATGGTGATCTCCAGGCGGTCGGCCTCGGCACGGTCGTCGCGCATCTTGCGCATACGAGTTCCGAGAGCGCCCGAGCCCAGGAGGCCCTGCCATGCGAAGGTGTAGCCTCCACTGGGGACCATGAGGCCAGGAGCGGGAGCGGCGTAGACCAGCAGGGCGGCCTTGCCACCGATGCGAGCCATGACGTCCGTGTTCCCTTCGGCAGCGGTGTTCTCGATGCCGTCCATGACCAGGATCTCTTCCAGCTCGAAGAGCGCGGCGAGATTCTGCTTCATGACGATGGCAGGCCCGGAGGTCTGGCCACGATCGAGACGACCGACGATGTCGGGATGGTCGAGCAGCGCGTCGTAGACTTCGCGGCCCATGACGAGCTTGTTGGGCATGT